CTTAATATTGTACTCAAACTAAGAATATCATCTAGTACATCTGCTTTATCCTCTCCCGTTGTGCTTCCGTATTCTGCAATAAGTCGATTAAATTCGCTTAATCTTTTAAACTCTGTGTCATCATCATAAGCACCACTAAGACCTAGTATGCTATTGATTGTATCTTGAATACTTTTGTCCGCTACTTTTGTTGCTTCTGCCAAGTCTGCTAATGTTTGCATCTCCTCTTCTCTTAGTTCGTTAATATTTTCAATTGCTTCTTCATAATCTATCCCAGCCTTATAAATATCAGACGTGTAGATATCAACTGCACTTAATGAACCGATACCTTCAATCAAAACTTTTCCATTATTTAGATAACTGTTTATTTCAGATGTACTTGCGAAATTTCTTGACATTTCTTTTACTTTTAAACCGATTTGACTCAAGCCCTCTTGCATTGAAGTAAATTGATTACTAAAATCTGTAAAATCTGATAATCCCGTTTGAGCTAAAATATAATCTTCTGATACTAATGAATAGTCAATATCTTCTGCTATGATTTCCCTTAGCTCGTTGGATATAGCACCTCTATATAATTGAATTTCATAGTTTATTTTTTTGTTTATATCTTGTTTATATTTTTCAGTTATATTATCTATTACTTCCTGTTCTGTGTTTCCTGTACTTGAGTAACCAGTATGTCCATCCCAACCTATACCACCAAAGGAATTACTTTCAATACCAAATGAAGTATATATTCCTAAATCTGAAACATCATCTCTTTTAGATTCTAAGGAAGCTATTTTTGCAAGATTTGATTCAAGTACTGTAGCTGTTGCAGTTCCTTGGTTTCCGAATTCTTCTAAGGCATCTACCATTTTATCAACTGCATCTGAAAAATTATCATATTCCTGTCTTGCCTGACTCTCAGGGCTTGAAGCACCACCACCACTTAGAGCTATACCAAAGGAGTTTAAGGAAGACGCCACAGCTAAACCTCTCGCTACAGCTGTGTACCCGTCACCTTTTGCCATGGCATTTGCAATAGCTGTCAATCCTTTTTGAACACTTAAAGCAGTTTCAAGTGCCATTAGAGTCATATAAGCAGTTGACTCTTCATCAAAAAAAGTCTTTGACGCAGAAGCAAGACTCTGTATGCCGTTTATTTGATTTTCTCCATATAATGCTTTTGCTTCTGCGAGTTCTTTTTCTGTATTCCCTGTTTGCTTTAGAAATTTATTATATTTATTTTGATTTTTTTGCATGTCATCAAGGGTACCTATGACTTTTGATAAATGCCCTTTGGCTTCGCTTATTCCATTGATCTTAATATCAAATTCGATTTTCTGATTCTTGCCAAGCTTACTTAAATCATTGATTAATGAATCTGCGATTTTTCCTAAGTTTTTATCACTAGATATACCTAGCTTATCAAATGTTTTAATTAAATCTTCATACTTAGATATCACTTTTTCTATGGGTGTTTCTATTTTAGATAAGGCATTTTTTTTCTGCAATGCCTTCCTTGCTTCACTATTTGAGATAGGATCTAAAGCTTCAATTTCTTTAGCCTTTAAAGTTTCAAGAACTTTAATATATTGCTCTGTATCGTATGCTGTACCCTTTAACTGCTCTCTGTATTCTGTATATTTGACATTAATTGCATCAATGGGGTTTATAAGATTTAATAGTGTTTTTGAAACTTCGTTAAAGCCACTTCCATTAGCTTTTTTATTAGATTCTTCAAGTTCTGCATTTAAAAGCTTAAGCTTGTTTTTTACTGCAAAAATAGTTTCTCCAACTCTTGATAGGTAACCGTTATATACAGCAGATAATCTTGGCTGAGTCTTAACTAAATTATTATATTGTTCTTGCTGTTTATTTAATCCTTCTAACCGCTCTTCTAGATCCTTAATGGTTTTCAGTTGGCTTACTGATTTTTGAGCATTTACAAATTTTCTTATGGTGTCTAAAAATGATGTTCCTACATCTGTAAATATTTGAGCTAATTCGTTAAGCCCACTTTCTGCTATTGCTGTGGATGTTAAAGAAAGTTCATTATTAAATCTGTTTATTGAAGCTGTCAAAGTCTTGCTTGAATTTTCAACATCTTTTGAGAAGGTTCTTTTTAATTCCTCTGCAAATTTAGGCAAGAATTCATCAGAGATTACTTGACCCTGCTCTAGCATCTTACCTAGTTCTTGTGTAGTAACTCCCATAGCCCTTGATGCAATTTGAAAAGCCCCTGGTATTCTTTCTCCTAATTGACCTCTTAGCTCCTCAGCTTGGACTGTACCTTTAGACATAATTTGAGATAAGGCTCTAAAGGTTCCGTTTGTGTCATCTACAGATAACTGCATAACGCTTGAAGCTTCTGCTACTGCTGTGAATATATCTTGTGTAGCTTTAGCATCTATTCCAGTACCTTTTGCACTTGCTGAAAGTTCTTTAAATCCTTTAATGGATGATACTAAGTCTGTACCAAGTCTGCTTGTAGTTTCTCTTAGGAAGTCAAAGGCTTGCGCTCCCTGAACAAAGCCACCCGTTGCAGCATTAAGTGAAACTGTTAAACTTTCAAATTCTCTACCAGCATTTATAATATCTAAAGTAAAATCTTTTAATTTTAATACACCATAAACAGCAATTAAACCTTTTAATGCTTTTGAATAGTCTAATGTATTATTTGAAGTATCTCTTAGAGTGTCTTTGTATGAATCTAATTCAACTCTTGTGTTTCTGTAACTTATTCTTGCATTTTGGATTTTCTTTATATTATTATTTAATGCTTTAGTTAGATTCTTTTTATCAGATTCGTATGTTTTAGATGCTTTACTTAGTCTTGATAGTTGTTTTTCTAAGTCTTGACCTACATTTTCTAAAGATTTTACTTTAGCAGATGCTTTATTAAGCTTTTCATCTAAGGATTTAATTTCTCTTGTAGCAGTAGTTGCTCCTTTGGTTTTTACTTCAATATCAAGAACTGCCATAGAATAAACCCTTTTTTATTAGTATTATATCATATTTTGTTACTGTTAGAAACAGTTGGTTAGTTTATTTTTTAGAATTTTAGTTTTTTTAAGTTTAATAAAAGTAGGAAATTAATCCTACTTTGGAAGATAAGCTACGAAACGAGCAAACAAAGCATCTAGTAATTCTGAATAATAATCTACATCTAAATCACGGCTTTTAAGTCTTGAACTCATACGGTCAAAATCTAACTTCAAAGGCTTTCCACTTATCGAACTATATTCATAAGGGATTGATTTAAAAATATGTACTAAATCGTACTCCAAATCTTCTTTATCAAATATTACATAACTATTGTTTGGATGATTCTTATATTCTTCTATTTCGTAGCTTTGTAGTTTAGTAAAATCATCTCCCTGAGCGTATTGTTCCGCCCAGACTAAAAGATTTTCTACTCTTGTTACTTTCCCTCTTCGACTGCTTTAATTAATGTATCATTTACTAATGAATAGCCATACTTTTCACATAATGAAAGTATTTCTTCTTTGCCTTCTGTTAGTGCGATATCATACCTATCTTTAATCATTGTTTCAGTAATTAATTCCATATCAAAACCAACTAATAAACCTTTTAATTCTTCTTGCATAGGTTTTAGTTTGGTGATCATCTCTACAGCTTTTCTCTTGTCTTTATCTTCTAAAGCGATATCTTTAATAAGTGTAAGCTCTTGTATTTCTTCTGATAGCTTTGAGATACTAACGACTTTTTCAATATCATCCTTATATCTTGCATCATATAGAGTTTGTTCATCTTCTGTAAGCTCTCTGATTTTTCCGTTAATTTCGTGAAGTGCTCCATCTTCTTGCGGTACTTCAATTTTGAATTTATTAATTGATTCTTTTTCTTTTATAGTTAATAGCATATTTTCCCTTTTCTGCTGTTGTTACCCTTTTGCTTTTACAGTATCGGTCAAGTAGCAAAAGGGAATTTAAAACCTTGACCGATTAATTAATTTAGATTAAGAAAAGTATCCGTGCTTAATCTCTAAAGCCATTTGAGAACCATCTAAACCTAGATTAAATGTTAATGTTCTTTTAATTTTATTATCAGTATCACCATCATTAATACCTGCCACAGATGCTCTTGAAGCTTTGATTTGAATAGATTTACCGCTTACCATATTTCCCGAAGCATCTTTGTTAGTTTGGATGATAATTTCTTTTACAGTTTTATCTGCTCTATCATTAAATGCTGTTAAGTAGTTTGCGTTAGTTGTGAAAAAATCTACTTCAATCGTTGGACTGTAGTCATCAATGTTGAATTCTTTTGTGCCTGTTGCATAAGTATTTCCGATTTCAGGATTCATATTAATTCTAAAAGCATCTGCTGTCACTGCTGTACCATCAAAAGTAACTAAATCAACTGTAGTGAACCCTACTTGTGAAGTGTTATCTTTAGTTGGTAGTGTTGGAGTTGCTTCAACTACTGGGATACCTGCATTATCGTAATAACCTTGTAAGGCTACACCCATTGTCATTTTTCTACCTGCTTGACCATCAATAGTTAAAGAACCTACTACAGAGTTTGTAGCTGAAAATTTATGACCATCTTGATAAACAGTTACCGACCCCTTAGCTGGGCTTTGTGTGTTTGTATAAGTTACCGTTTCTTGTCCTGCTGTAGCTGTATCAATAGTTTCAGTAAATCCACATATCTTTAAAGCTTCTCCATACTGAGGAGGTGTTGCAAGTGATGTTCCGTCAGGATTAGAAGCAATCATAATGTGATTAAGTGATTGATTTAATGTAACCTTGTTTGCATCTGTGTAAGTTACATTTCCACCACCAAGCGAACCTGTTAAAACTTTATAGTTATCGTCATCCGTTTGAGGATTGACTACTACTGCACTATCTGTGATAAATTGTTGCGATATTGTTGGTGCTGTTGCTCCACTTGTTAAAAGCAAGGCGGTTTTTCTAGTATTTTTCATTTTATACCTTTGTTTTTTATAATTATAGCATTAATTGTTACTAATCGTGACACTACTTTATAAAAATATATTTACTTCCTTTGTTTTGTTGATAAAATAGTTTCTTTATTATACAATTATGAAAAAGGATTGAAAATGATAATTACAAATTTGGAAGGGGAAATAATATTTAGAGGAGCTAACCTTAGAGGAGCTAACCTTAGAGGAGCTAACCTTAGAGGAGCTAACCTTAGAGGAGCTAACCTTTTTGGAGCTAACCTTAGAGGAGCAGACCTTTATGGAGCAGACCTTTATGGAGCAGACCTTTATGGAGCAGACCTTAGAGGAGCTAACCTTTTTGGAGCTAAAAATATAAAGTCATTTACTGCAGGTGAGTTTAATAGATTATGTACAGCAGTAAAGTATAAAGACTGTGTAATGTTTCAATTAGGTTGCTTTTGGGGTGATACCAATGAAGCTATAGAAGCAGTTGGGAGGAAATATGGTAATGGCAGTAACTATGAAAAATTAATATTTCTATATACTGATATATTAAAGGATGAAGAATGAACAATAATAAAACATTAAACATAATCAAGTATTATCATGACATAGATACGGATGTTAAGTTAGCTGATTTCTTAGAAATTGCAAGAAAAACTATTTGGGATTACAGAGGTAATAAAAGAAATATATCTAAAGTATCACAATTATATGCTGAAATGATAGAAAACAGAGTAAGCTTAGGAAACTATAGATTTATTATAAATGGTCATATCTTTGTATTAAATAGAGTAGATAGAATCTTAACTAAAAATGATAAATCTTTTAAAATAAGAAAATTAGAAGTAGATATTTTAGAAACAATAGTTAAGAACAAATGGTTATCTGTTAGAAAATTTGCAACTCAAAACAATAAGAGTAGGTATACTATTTTGAATTACATTAAAAAACTAAACGTAAAAACTAATATGTTTAATATTGATAAAGATGAAGTTATAAGCTTTATCCGCTCTGAGTAACACTAAAAGAAACTACACATTCCCAAACATTATTTTGTAATTTGTTTGGTGGTTGTGGTGTTCCAAGCCTAACAATAACACCATTATCTAGCTCTCTATTCTCTAGCATAGATTTTACATCATCAACTAAACCATAAGTATTCTTTTTATTAGTATTGTAACAATATATATCTACAGTTGTTAAAAGCTCTTGTACACCTGCTACTGTTCCATTTACAGCTATTAAATTATTAGCAACTGGGTAAGTATCTAAAGCTATCCATTTGCTTTTATTGCTATCATCGAATTTATCATCAAACACATTGATATCTGATACAGTTAATCCAGTTTCTGCGATATTTTGCACTACATATCTTTGTATTGTAACTGCTGTTTCTAATATTGATACACTCATTTTATACCTTTTAAACTTTTTTCTATTTCATTATTCATTTGTGCGATTATTGGATTAATACCATTTGGGAATTTTAAAGACCCGTAAGTAATGCCCTTGACTTTTCTATATTTTTGCAATCTAATCTCTGCATAATCTTGCGTATTAGTCAAAACATAATGACCCTCGCCTTTTTTCTTTAATGGTGTCCATGAAGAAACTAATTGACCTGTAAGCTTTGGAGTTGCCTTTACTAGTTGAACTCTTAGTTTAGTAGCCTTTTTAAAAACCACTTCATCAGTAGCACTTAGTATAACACTTAGTTCTTCATTTAAACCCATTAGTTAGCACCAATGACCTTATAAATTAATAGTTCATCTCGATATATCGTTTTTTCTATATCTACTAATGAATAAACATTCGAATTAAATTCTATATTGTGATCAACTCTATTTATATCCATATCGCTATAAAATAAAAATGTTACTACCTCTTTACCAACTAAATCACTTGAAATGCTTTGAAGCTTTTGGGTATCGTTTTTAGTTGGCAAAATGTCAACATCTGTATAAGTTGGAGTACCTTTATTATTATCAGTATCCATATCATCATAACCAGCATCCCCAAGAGAAAGCTCTTGACCTTTAGTAATAATTCGACCACTTGAACCGTGCTTACTTAAAGCTTTTTCAATTTTAGCAATGTAACTCATTACGCTCTATCCATTACAAAGCTACCACTTTGAACAATCCCATAACTACTTATTAACATATCTACAATGTCGGGAAAATCATTGTCGCTTTTATTTGGGCTGAAATATTCTGTTTTAATAGTACCTGCTATTTCTTCAATCTTTACATTACTATCGCTTGACGAGTTAGTCATATCTTTACCGATAGAGTAATTAGCTAAATATGCAGTTGCTTTTTTTAGATTTGTTTCTAGTGTATCAGGTAGTTTAATTCTAGTTGATATCAATAATGTAGCTTGTCTTAAAAGCTTTTCTTTGTTCGTGTTGTCAAGTGCAGTCCATTCGCTAATACTTAATAAGTTGTTATCAAGTATAGTAGTAGCATCTGAAACACTACAAAATGAATCATAATCTGCTGCTGGGTAAATAATTAATGACATTTTATTCCTTAATCTTGTAAATTGTCTTTGATATCTATGCTATAAATATCTTCTATAGATGTATCATTTGCAGTAGGGTTAATAGCTTTAAATGATACTTTATAACTATTTGCTACTAACAACATTGAATTCGTAGATGTTAGGTGTCCTTTAAATACTAAATTACCACTCTCAACAGCTACGCTATCATCTAGGTTTATTTCTACGGGGTTATTTCCTTGATTGTCAAAAAATGAAGCTGTAGCACTCCATCCAGCCACACTATCAATACTTTCTAATGTGAAATTTATCTCAGGAATGCTATCACCCCTTGTTATACTTTCTAATTTATCCATTACTTTCCTTTTATAATTGTTAATGAAGCACTTGTATTTATAGATTTTAAGTTAGTATTGGTGCTTATACCTTTTAAGCTTGTACTTAATGAGTAATTTTCGTTTGTTGGTATTTTTCTAACTTCAAAAGTAATATTATGTAAATGCTCACTAGCTGTTACATTACTAACATTACTTAATGATGATAATTTCTCTGCATAAGTCATTATTCTATTACCTTATCCCATACTGCTGTAGCTACTACATCTGCATCAACTGTAGCACTTTCCTTCCAGTTGTCTTTATTCGTGTAACTATCTAGCCAGTTGTGTATTTCAAGTTCTGTATTTTTGTCTTTAAAATCAGCTTCATTAAATGCACTTCTAGCATCTGCAGGTGTTATATCGTTTAAATTACTTATAGCAGTTAATACGGGTGTTAAATCAGTTGTACTATCTGTTGGTATAGTTGCTTTAAAGTCATTTATACTGCTTACAGCAACCCCATTAACCTCAACAACATTCCCATCACCTAAAGATACGCCTTGTACCTTGCCTGTATTGGTATATCCTACAGCTAAGACAGTCTTAGCTGGTTGTCCATCATTAGCTAATAATGCTTGTCCTAAGCCTTGTGCAGAACCTTTAGCTACAGATAGTGTAGTTTCTAAGGAAACAGGTTTTTTTATCTCATTAAATATCATTTTGTTCCTTTAAGGCTTAATAATGCCCTTAAAAAAGGACACTATAAACTTTATCCTGCTGGTGTATCTTTTATTTCTTCAACACCTTTTATTTCTTCAACACCTTTTATTTCTTCAACACCTTTTGCTTTTCGAATAGCCTCTGGTGTATCTTTTATTTCTTCAACACCTTTTGCTTTTCGAATAGCCTCTAGTTCAACTTTTTTTGTTGTTGCGTAGAAGCCCTTCTTAAACTTGATAACAGTCCTAGTATTAGGTACTGCTATCTGCTTGTCCAATTTCGTAGATTTAAACTTAGCCATGACTAGCCAATATTATATAATCTATGGAAATGTGTTTCCGCTTGTTTAATCTCAAATGAGAAGTCACCGATAATTCTAACTTTAACACCATCTTGACCTTGGGCTGTAGCATCTTTAGTCTGCCAATTACCGTCTTGCTCTCCATTACCTGCCCCCATAGGGATAATTTCAATCATGCTTGAATCATACATAATTAATTCATCATCATTTAGGTTTGTATCAATAACAATTTGGTTTACATTTCCAACTAATGGTAAGTCTGAAACAATTCTTGAAACTGCACCTTTATCATCTTGTGACTCTGATAATCTTTGAGATTGGAAATTAGCTCTCATTAAAGCAGTCAGTTTTCTTCCAAGTCTAGTGTTTACTGCAATAGTATCTGAAGTTCCACCTGCTAATAAAATAGCCTCTGATAAATCATCAAGTTTAGTTTCTGTTAAAACTGCACCTGAGTTATCAACATTTAAAGCACCAGTTTGATCTAAGTAATATTTTACACCACCAACAAAAGTTACTGAATCTGAACCTACAGTAGCAGTTGCTTTTCTACCTTTAATTAATGCTCTATTCATTTGAATCATTAATTGCTTCATTCTTTCACTAATTTGAGTAGTGATTGAGTTCATGTTCCCATGCTGTGCTGTTGCCATCATTCTTCTAGAGAAGTTTAACTGTGTATCGAATGTTTGGAATAAGTTATCTTTTGGTGTTGGTTCAACAATCCCATCATCTTCTCCTAGTGAGTTTTCGCCTCTACCAACTGAATCAATTGTAACAACTGCATCATCTACTATTGCAACTGCTGTTGTTCCACCAAATCCTCTTGTAACTGTAAGTGAATTAGTTGATACTGCTGTAACTAGCATAACCTCATCTGAATCTTTAACCGATATTTGCATACCTGCTCTAAACTTAGAACCATCATCTACAACTAAAGTTGTTACGTTGTTAGCAATAGCACCATTTACAGTATCTCCACCTGCTGAAATTTGCATATCCATCCAAGATAATTTAGAGCCCGACTCTGGAATTCTACTTGCACCCATTTTAATAGTACCAATAACACCTGGTATGTTTGTTCTTGCTATCTCAAAAGCTTCATTCATTACATCCGCGTTTAGGGATGCCAATAGTTCATTTGAATTCATTTATATTTTCCTTATTTTTGTATTGAAGCACTTAAAAAACCGTTTAAGTCGCCTTTTTGTTTTGCATCTTGTGCAACTTGATTAACTGGTGGTGTTTGCGGTTGTTGGTTTCCCTGAGTTCCTGCACCACTTTCCGTTGTTGGCTTTGCTAAATATGGTCTGCTTGATATCAAATCATTAATCCCATCTTGAATAGTATATGCTTGACCGTTACTATTAAATTTAGTAGTACCATCTTCATTTTTAAATACTGGATTGTTATTGTCATCATAGCTTAACTGTGATTTAACAATATTCATTGCATCTGCTCTAGCTGTTTTATCATCAATTATATTAGATGAATTAACTAAATCAGATAAAGTTGATCCTAGCTTTAAATCTCTAATCTGCGAAATGTATTCACTCTCTTTAGACTTATGGTCATTTGATATGCTTTCCATTTGAGATTTATAGTTTTCAATTTCTGCTAAAAGTTTTTCATCTCCTTTAGTGCCTTTATTGTTTGCTATTTCTCTTAAGCTCTCACCGCTAATTTCTGTAATACCTAATTCATTTTTAATAAGTGCCTTGACCTTATCTCTGCTCTCAATTGCATCCTGAGCTTTGTTTTTAAATGTATTAGATTCATTTTCTAAGTCATTGACTTTAGTAGTTAATATATCCACATTTTGAGCTTTTTCGTCTAAGCCTTTAATATAGGCAACATGATTATCGTCCGATAATTCTTTAATAATATCTTCTAACATTTTAAATACTCCAATTTAAATTTACTTATTATATCATATTTTGGGTAAGTTGGTAACACTTAGATTAGTTTTTTATTAAAAAGTTTAATATTATTGATGTTTTTAGGTTTAAAAAAAAGAAAGTAGATACTTATTGGCTTAAGTTTCTACTTATAGTTGAAACTATAATTAATTGCTAATCATAGTACTAATACAATGATATTATATCATATTTTGGGTAGGTTAGTAACAGTTAGAATGGTTTTTTATTAAAAAGTTTAATATTATTGATGTTTTTTGTGGGTTTTGGTATAGTTGAGTAATTTAATTTAAAGGATTAGAAATATGAATACAGAAAATATGGTAAAAGAATTAAGCGAGCAAATGGTAAAAAGTGCTACAAAAGCAATTATTAAACATTTGGATGAGGGGGTTTCTATACCTTATCAGAGTAAATTTCAAGTTCCAAACGATTTTTTTGCTAGTGTGTGGGAAAAAGTAGACAAAGAAAAAGTAAAGCACCATATGGCTGAAAATTTAGAAAAAGACCTTGCAGATAAAGTATCTAATAAATTAGCTCAAGAATTATCAACGGATATTAAGCAGTTATTATCGGACAAAGAAAAAAGAGAAGATATTCGAGCCTATGCAAGAAATTTGTTAAAAAAATGGGAAGGGTAATTTAAGAATAAAACAGCTTATTTAGCTATTTTATTAATATTGCTTTCAAAAGTACTAAGATTAATTTCTCTTGCATTTGATACATCAGGGAGTGAGTTTATTTTATATGCACCTCTTTTGTAAAGGTCATATCTTTTTTTACCTAGAAACATTTTCTGATTATCATCTGATAAAGTTTTAAACCAATCAGGATATTTAATATCACTTGGTACTGCTCCAAATGCTGAGCTTCTTAAGCCTTTATAATCTTCGCCTTTAATTAGTTGTTGTAATTGACTCCTGCACGAAATATGAATGGGAGGTCTTAAATAAGGTGGTATTTCTTCTAATGCTAGATAATACTTTCTTCCATCTAATTCCTTGCAAGTTCTACTTGTGTTTTGATCTAATACAGATAAATGCTCATAATATACATCAAGACCTGCTTTTTCTATTTCTTTATAAGAATCATATATTACTTTGCTTCTACTATCTGCTAAAACTGTAAACACATTCTTTTTAAGTGTCTTGGCTGATATTTTACTTGCAACTCTAATATCTTGTACTATTTGTTGTACTGTCTTTCTTTGTGCTTCACTTCCTGCAATAATCTTTTTTAAATCATGAGCTTGTTTTTCTTGTAGCTGAAATAAGTCTTTAAACTCATACCTGGACACTTTATTCTTTTTAATATCGTAATTACCTTGGATTTCTCTTGTGCTTGATATTAAATCTTTTATTACACTTGTGTTGATTGTTTTTTCCATACCTATTAAGCTCATAGCACCTGCATAAGTAACTGTTGCAATTTGTGTGCTTTCATCTGCTATTGTTTGAAATAATCCACCATATGACTTAGCTATCTCTATTTCAATAAGCTTTTTTATTTCTCTTTTCTTTGACTTTGTCCATTGACCGTTAGTTTTTAATATAGCTAATTCAATTTGAACTAATGCAAGTTTTAAAGCTGAGATATAATCTGAGTAGCCTTGTGACTTGTATTGGTCTAATAGTGTTGATGACGCTAGATTATAATCATTTAGAGTCATTATTCTTCTTTTCTTTTTTTAAGAATTCATCTTCATATTTCCATAGGTCATTCGCACTCATATAAATGTCTACATGATCAGCTTTTTGATGCTCACGGTTTAACTCTATATCTCTTCCCGTTGACTTTCCTACTTCTAGTGTCTTATTCTTTTTAAATTTGCCTTCTTTATGCATTATTCTAAATCACTCCCTAAAGATGAATTACTTAAATTAGTTTTCTCAACTTCTCTTTCATCTGATGATAATACTTTTAAAATCTCTCCATCTTCTAATGCTGATATAATTCTATCCCAAGATATAATCTCATTAAGATATAATTCCTGCAGCATTCTAGCCTGTTCATGCGATAACTTATTAGTAGAAAAGTCTTTATTAACTATTACTTTATCATCTTCACTTAGATTTAAATCGGTTTTTAACAGGTTAAAGTCTTGGAGAATGCCATTTGCGAACTCTTCTATCTGAATAGCTCTATCGCTTAGCTTGGCTTCATCTACCGTAGCATCTTTTGAAACCTCGTATGCTGTTTTATTCCCAGTTGATTCTGTAGCGAATTTAATCGAATCTAATTCTATCTTTTTAGTAATTTCATTTAGTTCTTCTTGTGCTATTTTGTAGTTATTTCCCGAAACTTCTCTAATTTGGAAGTCCTCAGTTGTTTTATTACCAAATACAAAACCATTATTTAAGCCTACAACTACTTTGCTCTCTGAATCAGGAGGTGTATCTCTCCATAAAAGTGGTACAGCAACTAAAGATTGTCTTAAGTATGATTGTTTTTCGCTTTCCCTATTTAATGCGATAATAGTATCTTTAGCCATATCATAGAACATAGGTATTTTTTGGCTACCTAGTTGTTTAATAGTGATTTGTTTTACTGATTTGTCAAAAGTGTCATATAGTTCATTATCTCTATATATTTGAACAGTACCAGTATCAAATAATACTTTAATTTGTTGTTTGACTTTAAACCCAAAAGTAGTACCGTCATTTTCTTCATAGCTTTCTAAATATGCAATAACTGTAAAATTACCAAATGAGTCTTTTCTCCAGTAAATTACATCATTTCGCTTAATCATAGTAGCATATGGTCTTATATTGTTTTTCTTTTCATCAGCTATTGATTTAATTTCTTCATTTGCTATTGGTGTATCTGTAATTGCAAATACATAACCGTCTTTGTCTGCTGATACTGCACACTCTTTTAGAAACTCATTTAAGCTAGTGCCTTTGATATCTATATTTTTAACTAATTCTTCTAGTTGAGTATTTTTAGTTTCAATAGTGATTGGTTTTCTAAAGATGATATTTTTTCTAGTTTCAATAGCTCTTTTAACATAGTTGTTTAATGTAGCTCTTTTCTTTCTAGTATTAAATACTTCATCTTCTTCACGACCGTATTTATCTAAATAAACTACAGATGAGTCTGAACCATTGTAAATATTGTTTACTGCTTGTATTTGTTCTTGATGAGCTATATATTCATCTATAGGCTGAGGGTATGTCATTTTATAATGTTCTCCATCTTAAGTTAATTGTTGCTGTAGTTGCTCCACCGATTGCGGTAGCTGTGATAGTTATAATATCGTTTGGACTTGCTTCTATTTGGATATCTCCATCATGTAGATTTATTCTTTCTTTTTCATCTTTGGCTAAGATGTTGCTATCTACTTGTTCTTCTATTTTGGTTATTCCTGAAACTGTGTTAGATGTTAAATTTAGTGTTCCATCTGTTGCGATATGTCCTATTTTATTAATACACCATTGATTAAAAGTAGCACCAGTTATGCCATTCTTGTATATTGCTATATCCATTGATTTATTTCCTAAGTCATGGAGAGTTAGTGTACTTAAAACTATTGTTCTGTTGGCGCTTTGATTTTTTAGTGATACTAATATCGTTTCGGTTGTTGATATTGAGATACTTTTTCTAACCAATAGTGATGCTTCATCAGTTGTGACACCTCGTGCTTTGGTTATCATGGGCACAATGTTATCACTTCCTAAAAGGAGTTTAGCATTTCTTAATCTATTATATATATCTTTCCAAACATTAAAACTACTCATAAATTTACTTTTTCCTTTATTATAGCATATTTTGGGTAGGTTCGTAACATTAGATTAAATTATTTAGTATTTTTTGGGCTTTTCTTTGGTTTAAGGTTGAGGTTTTAGTATAATTAAATAAAAAGGATTTAAATGATTATTGACACAATAGATGTTAATGTAGATGATACTGTTTTTGTTGAACATGAAGAGTATAAAGTGGAAAAGATTATTATAGAAATATTTATAAATGCTTATTACACGGAGCAGATAAGAATTTTATATAAGTTATCAGATGGTAAATCTGTAAAAAGAGAAGAAATCAGAACAAATATTGAATACTGCGATTTTCTAGGGAATAGGATTAAAGACATAAAGGAAGTTTATGCCATTTAAAATAAAGAATAATTGTATCTACTTTCGTAATTATGACATGACCGATTATATGAATATCAAAGAAGTAAACGTAAACATAGAAACAAATGAAGCTTTTGTTGTTGCTGAGTTTAAAGCTGATATTGATTTTAAAACAAGTGGGTTCTTAGCTTGTATGGTTAAAGATATGAGTAAAGAAAATTTAATTGATTTAATTGAACATTGCAGCGATGCTTTAAAGGGTAAATAATGAAAATAACATTAGAGGAATTCAAGCATATAATTACTAAAGAGCTTTTAGAGCATAAGCCTAGTAATTTAAAAGAGCAAAATATGGTGCTGGAAATAGCTTATCATAAAATAATTACTTTAGACTATGATAAAATCATGATGGATAATTTATCTCTAAATGAAGAGATAAATGAATTGCAATCGCTCTTAGTGACTAAAGGCTAGTTAAAAGGGTTTACACCTTCTTTAACTATTGACCTGTCTATCCTAAATCTTCTATGTATAAAATATCCTATTGCATCATTACTATCATCTACAGTATTAGCTCTATCAAATTTCTCAGGAACTCCGTTTTTATCATAGGCTTGTTGTTCGAATCCTTGTGCTGAATCAGGACACTTATCAGTATTAACAAAATACTCATCTTTGTAAAACTTATTATTGACTGTATTAACTCTATCTTTAACCATTGGGTTTTCTAATGGTGCATCTATTGTATATCCTGCATCTTTTAAAAGTCTTATATCCGTTTTGCTTGAATTGGTTTTATTGCTATCTCCTGAAGCATCAGGGTATATAATTATCTTATGTTTTGAATATCTATCTTGTAAATGTAATATTATATTTTGTGTATCATGTACTGAATACTCATCAACTAATTTTGGTATTCCATTGTCTATTACATGAACACGACCACAACAACCACCAACATTAAAATCTTGACCAATATGAAGAACATCATTAGGTAATATTTCCCTATCTGTATGATGCTTATTTCTGTCGAAGTAATTATATACTACTCCACTTGTTAGATTTACAAACTCACCCATCAGGTAAGCTTTTAATAAATTTGGTGGGTACTGTTGTTCTAAACCTTGTATATATGTAGCAGGTAAATGTTTATTATCATAAGTTGAAGCCCTTACTAATAAATCAGTTTCTTTGTTGAACTCTTTTACATATCTTTGATAGAACCATTTGAAGCCCTCAGGAGTTGAAGCTACATCAATTTGATTAATAGTACCATTAGGACATTTTTGCCTATTCCTTGCCATTATCTTGTTATATGCTATTGACATTTTATCAAGGTTTAGAATATCACACTCATCTATGATTGAATAAAATACTTCATATCCAACGATTGTTTCGGGATTATCCATTGATCTAAATATGATTTTACCAAAGTTATCGATATGAATTTCTTTATCTGATTTATTAAGCTTATAAGTATACCCCATATCACTAAGCATAGTAGGGAATTTATCAAAAGCAATATCTCTAATTAGTCCATAAGTAGGTAAATAATAAGCTACTGTAAGCTCAGGGTGTTTAATTTTCTTTATGATTGTTTTAAGTGTAGCTACATAAGATTTGCCACTACCAAGTCCTCCACAAAAACCAGTATTTATCGCAGTTGATTTTAAAAAATTCATCTGTTTTTGATTTAAACTAATTTTCATTTGGGAGACCTCCTTGTGTTGAAATATAACTCCATTCTCTACTCCACTACTATTTCAATTTGTGTATTATTCTGCTGCATATTAGCATTATTAAACTCAACTTTATTACTTACGCTTGGATTAGACATTGATTCAATATCTTTTAAGCTACTAACTCCCGACTTAATGTCTTGTGCTGTCTTAAACATAGTCTTCGACCTTACACCACTTAATATTAATCCTTGAAATGCTTTTGCTAACTTTCTATTGTTGCCTATTATTTCATTGTCTTCTATTATTGTATTAATTTTATCATAAAACATTTCTTCTACATCTTGATGTTTAATACCGTTTTCGACCGTTTTTTTAATAGTGGTCTTAAACTCGTTTATATCGTTGTTTATAAGGTCTTTTACTATCCATTTTTTAAGCTTTGCTCGTTCATTTATTTTTTTAACTTCAAGATTGAATTTATTAGAAATATCTTTAACATCTAGTCCGCCTTCATAAGCTTCTTTTATTGCTTCCCAGTTGTATTTACTTGGTCTTGGCATCTATCTTCCCTTATTGCAAAATAGCTTTTCGATAACTTCATTATTAGCCCTTCCACTTAATAAACCTCTATGCTTATACTGTTTAACCAATTTCATATCATAGGTATTATTATATTCACTCAAGTATATTTTATACGGGCTGTTATCTATGAAATATTTTAGCTTATTAAAATCAATAACCTTATTATAACCTGCAGTATTTTTGTACGGTGGGTCAAGATAAAGTATAGTTTCCTCTATTGGGGTGTTTATTTCTACTTGCTCATAAGATAAATTTGTAATTGAAAGTTGTTCAATCCTTGAAAGTTGTTCAAGTTGTGTTAATTGTTGCAACTGTTGTAATCTCTCTAACTGTTGTAATCTCTCTAACTGTTGTATGTCGGATCTATTGTTTTTACTCTTTATAATTCTCGCTATTATTGTTCTTCTTGTTTCAATGTCTTTTTCTTTTAAGGTATTATGTATAGTATTACAATTAAAATCGAACCCGAACTTTTTTTTGAATTTTTCTATATACTCGATTCTATTATCTACCACTATCCTGTGAAGTATTTTTTTATCTGATTCTAAGTCTTTCCCAAATAAATATGTATTTTGGTTATTCCCAAAACTCCAAACTGTTTTTAATAATCCACCATACCAATCAGTTCTATTTTTATTTTTTTCGAATTCATCTCTACTTACCCATTTGTACATATCATCTGTTATTCCATTTCCAACAATATATTTTAATAGATTAGCTATTGCAGGATTATATTCGTTATAGTGACATTCTTTAAATTGTTTTACTTGTAAAGCCATCATTGAAACACTACCACCTCCACCAAATAAATCATAAAAATATTTTGCCTTTGGATTCTCTTTTATTATGTGAGTTAGTATCTTGGGTGCTAACTTTCTTTTACTGCCCATATAAGGCATTCCTAACCCTGTTATTGACATATGTATCCCCTACTTAGTAATTCTTCTTTTAACTGTTGCTTATCTGTGTCATTCGCACACTCTACGCTTAGTTTTATTTTGTCTGTATCTTCTTTTATATCATCTTCAAAAAAATCATCATCAATTTCTTCATCTTCTAAATCAAAATTAAACTCCATCAAATCACTATAATTAAAATTTAGATCATCTAGCACTTGTAATTCTAGATTAACAAAATCCTCATTCCAATCTGATTCATTTAGTTTGTTATCTGCGAGTCTATAAGCTTTTATTTCTGCACTAGACAAATCATTGGCTATTAAGCATGGCACTTCTTGCAAGTTTAATTTTTTAGCACCTTCAAATCTTCCATGTCCTACAATTATTTCATTGTTTATATCTATTACTATAGGCTGTTTAAAGCCAAACTGATTTAAGCTATTCGCTATTTTTTCTATTTGCTCCTGTGGATGCTCTTTTTGATTCATAGCATACGGCATCAAATCATCTATTTTCTTATATATTATTTCCACTAATAAACCCCTTTACTTAAATAAACTATCACACTAAATAACATTACTAAATATAAACCTTTTTCTAATATGCTTAATACTGTCATTGCTTCACTGTTGTTTCACTGGAAACTTAAATTTAGATAAAATTAAGCGTAAGACAACCCATAATAGGCTTCTGCAGATTGTTAATTTGTTTGGCTATGTGCTATAGTACCAAAATTTTATTTACTTGCTTTCTTCTCTAGTTTTTTATCTAAAGACACCATTATTTCTTGATATAAATATTGCAATGTATAACTTCTCAATTCATCGCAATTAAAGCCGAAATGGTTAAACCACTCTGTTACTACATGATTTAACTCATGAACAACTAAACCTTTAAGCTCATAAATATCTTTTATCTTCTTTACACATATAACTAACCTAAATGCACCAGTATTATTATTTGTAACTACCTGAGTGTGCCCACTTGCTGTTATTTCTGATTCTAAGCCAAACTGTTCTTCCATATATTTTCTATATGCTTTAGAACCATAGCAAAATGCTAATCGTGTTCCAGTTACCTGCAAGTCTATTTCTTTTACATTATTAACATTAGTCATTTTTACTTGCTTCTTTCATAGCTTTCTTAGTTCTTACAGCTATTTTATAATAACTACTATCCTCAGGACACTCTATAATCATTTTATCAAGATAATACCTAACCATTCTAATACTTGTAATCATTTGTGATCTAATATTATGTTTAGATGCTTTTTGAAGTCTTGTGTTTTCATCTTTTACTTTGTTAGACCAGTAATTACACATATCCCCATCAATTAAATCAGCTTTTGCGTATAATGCTAATAATCCTATTAATATAATCTTTTTCATTTGTTGTCCCTTTCAACTCTTTTAATTGCTCTGTATGCAATAAGTGAACCTATTGAACCGATTATTATAAAAACCATTGTTACTATTTTAAGTATTTCTAACATTTTCTAATCCTTCTTGATATCTTTGTTCTAGTCAATCTACTTTTAAAAAAGTGCTTCAGATAACTTCTTGTCACTCTTTTACCTTTTCTATTCTTCTTAATTTGCAGATACTTGCCTTTTCTTATAAGAGAATTCATATTTATTTCAATTTTTAACTTTGCCATTCTAATCCTTTTTTTAACTTACTCCTACCCCCTGTAGTGTTTAAGGTGTAGGATAAATCAAAGTTAAACTAGATGGGTGGGTTAGTAAATCGGACTTACAAGTATATCTATGCCGATTAATTAACCTTCGTACTCGTTTATGATGTCGTCTAACTCTTCTTCTGTTTCAACTGGATTTAACTGTGCTTCAATAAATGGGAAAATAGCTTTTGATATTTCATCTGCTGGTAAACCGTTTTCTAATCTTAGCTCAATTCCACTTACCGGGATAACTACAACTTCTTTTTTTTCTTCTAAAATTAAATGCATTAATTTACTTCCTCTATTAAATCGTTTTTCCCTAAAAACATTGCACGAAAACCCGACAAATCAATTTCTTTATCTATTGGTTTAGGCTCTAAACTTGCTTTTAGTTCCATATTCTCTAACCTTAAATCATCGTTTTCAGCTTGTAGCTTCTTATTATCTGATTCTAAATGATTAAATACTTTTTTCATAAAATCTACATCTTCTTGACTAAATGTAATATTATTCATTGCTTCCCTTTTGCTTTTCAAAAAACTCTTTAAATGCTAGATATCTATTTCTAATACCTTCATCTTTAGAATTTCTATAACTACTAATACTTACAGAAGATGTGTTAAAGAGTTCCGCAAGATTTTTATTAGTTGGTTTTACAGTTTTGTTTTTTTCAATCTTCTGCTCCTATAGTTTATTTTTTCACATACACTATTATATCAAAATATTTAATCTTTTTACTTAAATTGTTAAATTATTTAATAGATTTACCCATTTATCAAAAACGGTAGTTTTAACTCTTGAACAAGTCACATCTTTTTTAAATTCAATATAATTATCATACTCATAAGGCATCCACTCATTAAAAGCTTTTAGTATTGCTTGGTTTCTATTTTCTGCTTCAAACTCCCCATCTAAATACCAAAATTCTAATACATGATTTTTAGCTTTAACATGAAAGTGCGTTTTACTTTTTACTTGCTTGAACTGCTCTATAATCTCATTTTTAAAATAAGCATCAAAACTATTTCTATTTCCTTCTAAACGAATATCTAAAGTTGTAATACCTAAAGCCTTTCTAACTTGTCCCGTATTTGGCAAAACATAAAATTCATTAAGCCCTCCATACTTTTCTACTTTCTCCCCATAAATAGGTAGTCTAACTTTTTGTTTATATTTTTCCACAACTTCTTTAGGCACAACAGGGTCGTCTTTACTTGTTTCATTTTCTTCGTATGTCCCTATGCTCTCAATAGCTCTTGAATATCCTAATGAATTTTCTCCCCAAAATAAGAAACAATTATCATTCCAACCCATATGTCTTAAGCATATTCTATAATATTCTTTTTCCATTTCTAATCCTTTTTCTTAATAAACTATACCAAAATATTTAATGTTTTTACTTAAAATGTTAAATTATTTAATAGATTTTTTGGCAATTTCAAATTCATATACAAATACATAAGGGTTGTCTTCCCATTTGTAGCCTTGTTTTGCTGTTTTGTTCCAAAGGTTATACCAAGATTCTTCAACATCATCTATATGACTCCGAGTACCAATCTCTCCATCACATAAAATTCCTTCTTTTATCTTGTCTTCATATGTTATATCTCTTAATCTCTCAACTCTTACATTATTAACTTTTAAGAAGATACGAGAGTATTCTTTTGGCATATGGATAGATGGTTTCCAAGTTGGTCTATCTTCTCTATCTTCTGCATCCAAATTGTTAAAATAAGTATTGTCAACATGGTCTGCTTTGTAAATAATTACTCCATTGTCACCATTAAATATTCCATAATCATCTTCATGTGGAGTGTCGTATCCTGATTCTATATAGCCTTCTAAAAATGTTTCTTTCACATAAATGATATCATTGACTTGATATTTTGAATGCTTTATCATTTCTTTTTTAAGCTCAGGATGATTCTCCTTATCCATATCACAATAATTTTTAGATACTTCAATACAGTTTTCATTCATTATGTCATAGATATACTCTCCAAATTTAATTGCTTTTCTAAATTGTGACCTTCTACCATCTAAAATGGCTTCAACCATTTCTGTATTAAATACTATTGGCTTCACTTTAAATCCTTTAATCTTTTTCTTAATAAACTATAACAAAATAACCTCCATTTGTGATAACTTTTTGCTAAAATAAATAAAGAATTAACAAACTGTTACAAGGGGTGACAAAATGAACTATTTAAAAGAAGATTTTAAAAACAAACCAAGATTTATACATAAGCCCGAACTGATATTTGAATATGAAAGAGATGGATTTAAATACTATTCTTTAGCGGATGATTTAATATACTGGACTGGTAAAAAACAAATAGTGATTAAAAAAGTAGATAAATCAGGTGTATTTATTACTAACTTATCATCTATCCCGAAGGTACTGCATTGGATAATAAAACCTGATAACAAAAAATTGATATATCCTTCAATTCTACATGATGGACTTTATAGTAAGCATAGTATAATAAAAAGAATTGTCGGAGATTGGCTATATTTAGGTGCTTTAAAAGTTGAGGGATTTAATGCGTTAGGAAGATGGGTAGTTTTTCTAAGTGTTAGATTATTTGGTAAAGATTACTATAGGAGTAATTAAACTCCTATTCAAAGACTTCTAGATGTTCCAGTCTGTCCCAAACAATTCTTTTAATCTTTCACTTAATCTTAGTTTTGACATTTCTTAAACCCTTTATCAGTTTCTAGTATTTCCATACTACTTTCACTTACTAAGTAGTAGTAACCATTTCTACACTCCTGTGTATAACTGTTAATTGAACTCTTAGAACATCCGGTTAAAAAAAAGAATATCCCTAACGCTATAACAATTAAAACTAAACCAAATTTTATATCTTGCTCATAATTTTCCATTTTAATACCTCACTTTATCTATAAAACTTTTAACTAAATCCCATTCTTTAGCTATTGTGTATCCTGCTTTTTCTACATTAGCACCAATTTGTTTGTATAAAATATCCATTTTGCAGAAACTGTCTAAAACTGTATTTCTTTTGGCTTTTCTTTTTCTCCCAGTCAATCCATAGTCTAAAAAGCAAATAGCCATTAGTTCTAAATTAACCACATGAGAAGTTGATCCAATTTCACTTACAAACAATTTACTTAACTGCTTTACTTTATGCTCAACTGTTTTTGCATCTTCAATAGATAACCTATGAAGTATATCTATCTTCTTGCTGTATAAATATTCATAGGCTTCATTAATCTTTTTTAATTGTTTTCTGTCTTTGTTTGGATGCAAAGCGTTTACACCATCTGAAACATTGTATTCATCTTTAATGCTTAGCCTTAGTGTAGTTTCTCCAAATGAAATACAGATTAAGTCTATGATAAACTCTTTTCTTGCTTTTACACTAGAGTGTATTATTTTTGGCATCTTGAATATTGGTATACTCATTCGTTTTACTTTATACTCAAAATTTCCTAAGTATTGCTTTTTAAATCCAACTGTATTATATTTGACTCTTTTAAGAGGTCTTAGTGTATGCCAAACTAACCATACACTTTTCTTTTTCAATCTATCCATAGTCTTAATATCATTTTTATAAAAAGCTTTCAGGAATTGTTTTTTAAGTTTTCCATTACTTGCCATTTTATAGCTCCTTGGCTAATTTATGAATGATATTAATTAAATCTTCCATTTCTTTATTCCTACCTAAATGAATCCCGCAAGAATCAGGATTGTTTAAATTGTGACCATTAATTCTAATATGCTCGTGATATGCTTTTTCTGTAAGAAAAAAATTAACACCATATTCTTTTATTTCTTTTTCAGTAACTATATTTTGAATATTCGCTTCTATTTTACCTTCTGCATAACTATTTCTTAAGTCATCAAAACTATTCATTTCAAATATTTCTTCTAATTCATCTTTAATATTGCAATCACTAAAAGACTGCTCACCATATTCATAATATTCTTTTAAGTCCGTTATAAAATCATCCCACTCACAATATTCTGTTTCATCCCAATAACACGCCAGCTCACCCCCATAGCCATCAGGAACTAATCTGGTCACATCTTCTCTAATCACTAGAGCATAAGGTTGAGCTGTACATCTAGTGTCTTGTGTTTTCATTTCATGAGATAAGTTTTTAATAAACTCTATTTCCTTTTTTTCTAATATATCTTTCATCTTTAAACTTTCCTTGTTTTGATGTTTTAGTGCGTTGTGTATATTAAGGTCTAACATAAGTAACCCCTCAATTGTGAATACTGTTCAAATGTAAGCGAAGTTTTAAACCAGCCCTCACTTACATAAGTTATCATTAATTCTCTTTGCTTACTCATCGTATCCCCATTCTCTTAAAAAGTCTTGTAGCGACTGTATATTGTCTTTACTGGCGAACATTATTTGTATTAAGTCTAAAATATCATCTTTGCTAATTTTGTCGTCTTTCTTTATTATTTCTAATAATTCGTTTATTTCTTCCATAATTAACCCCTAACTGCTTTTAGTTCTTCATCATCTAAACCTAACAACTTCTGACCTCTTGCAAGATTTGGGCTTTTTACATTCCATTTTCTGTAATATTCTAAATCTCTTGCTAATTGTTCTCGTAAGTTTTTAACCATTTCTTCAAACATTCTAATCCTTTGTTTTTATATATTCAATTATTGCATTTATTTTTGGCTTTGTAAAGATTTTTGTTAAATTATTTAATCTTTTTAACTGGGTGTAACTTTTTGTAATGCTCTTTTAAAGCTTTGTAAACTCTTGGTCTTTCTGTTTTCCAGTTGTGGATTGTTTTTTCTGCTACCTCAAAGAATTGAGATAGATTTTTATTTGTTGGTTTCATTCTCTATCCTTTAAAAATTCTAAAATTCTTGTACACTCATCTTTAAAATACTTTTTATCTTCTTTTGTGCTTAACTCTTCCATTACTACTTCAAATATTTCTTTTTTAAATGCTTCATTATCTGTAAGCCTATTTATATATTCTGGAATATAAGTATCTCTTAACCCCTCTAACTCGTATTTCGTTCTGTTGATTTCTATTATTGTTTTATTTCTCATCTCTAATCCTTTGTTTGTTTGTATATTCAATTATTGCATTTATTTTTGGCTTCGCAAAGATTTATTTTTAAATTAATATGCTTTTCAAAGTCTTTTTGAAAAGAGTTGATATTGTCATCAACATAATCTTTTTGATATTCCAATAAAATACTTTCATTTTGTATTGTTTCTTTCAATTTGTTAATACTCATTATATTTTCTCCATAAACATTTCGTAACTTTCTGTAAAATCTTTCAACTCTACAAACCAATTCCCTAAACCATTATTAAAAGGTTTTCTTTTGCATTTCCACTTAGTCCCATCTTTGTCAATAGCTATATAATTTTCGTTTTCTAATTCTTTAAGGTGCATTTAGCACCCCTTTACTAGAAGAGTTACTTCTAGATTCTCTTTAGAATCATTACTAAATAAGAAATCTTCTAAGCTTAATAAAGTTTCAAAATAATCATCAAACATTTCTTTTCCATACTCTGTTCGTGATTTAACTCCGTAAACATCTCCATTAAAATTAAAACTTGCTTCCATCTTATCCCCTTTGTTTGTTTGTATAAGAATTATAGTATACTTAGTTTTAAAGATAGCTTAATTTAGTGTAGGATTTGCATTTATTTGTAGAATTTATTAAATAGTTTAACACTTAGAGAAATTAATCTCTAAATATTTATAGCTTGGATAAAGGTGCTATCTAACCTTGATTAAAAGGTATTTCGTCCTCATCAATGTCAATCTGAGGAATTTGACTTGGATTATAATTCCCTTGGTTTTGTCCGTTATGCTCGTATTGCACTGGTGGGTTTTGATTGTATTGCTGTTGGCTTTGTTGTGGCTGTTGATTGTTATCTCTTGACCCTACAAATTCAAATGATTCAATAGTCATGCTTACTTTTGACCTTTTTTGTCCTTGTTGATCTTCCCATTGTTGGGTTTCTAATTTTCCACATAAGAATAATTGACTTCCTTTAGCTCCTGAGTATTGATTAATTATCTCAGCTGGTTTTGAAAATGCAACTGCATCTAAAAATAACTGAGTTTCTTTGTCTTTGAATTTTTCACTACACGCTAAACCTAATTTTAAAATCGCACTCCCGTTGTTTGAATAACGCAACTCTGCATCCCTTGTAAGTCTAAATAGTCCTTGTACTTTTGCTAACATTTTATTTCTCCTCTTCTTTTATAAAACACCCATCTTCTGATAAGTAACCTTTTCTGTCTTTGATTTCATTGTAAGCATAGTTCCAACATTCATTTATTGTTAAATTATGAAATTCTGCTATCTTATGCAGTAATGAAAACATTGCATCTATAACTACAGCAGTATCTACATCATTTTTTCTTGATATAGTAGATGCCATTTTGCCTAATAGGGAGGCTGGATAATCCCTTCCTAAAACACTATCTGTATTTAAAAAACTTCTTGTTAATATTCCATTCATCATTACTAATACTACAATCATATCACCGATAGAATCTTTTATCTCTTCATTATCTCCATTTGAATCAAAAAATTCTCCATGTTCTTCAACTAGTTTAATAAACTGAGCTTGTAGTGTTCCATTAGTTGTGATTTTTCTATCTTCACCCCATTGTAAAGTAAGTTTTTCTAATTCTTCATTTGTGTACATTTTTTCCCTTTTATTTATAGTAATTAATTAAATATTGCCATTCTGCTTCGATTACATCTAAAGTAATGGC